CGGCATCTGGCACCAGCAGTGCGGCGACGTCGCTGATCGTCTTCGGCGAGGCGACCTGTTCGAGCATCGGCCGCAGCTTTTTCTCAAACCAATCGGCGACGTCGCTGGGCCCCTCTTCGGGTTGTCCGCTCGTCGCCGCCGAGCGACGGCCTTGCAGAAAGGCGCTCTCCGAGACAGACGGCTTGTCCTCGCCGTCTTCGTGCGACGACGAGATCACGACCCAGCCAGCGGGCACGCCGTTGGTCGCGGCGGGCTCATCTATCGCCACGTCTTGCCTCCGTCCATCGACGTCTGTATTCGCCGCTCACCGGTTGTCGGGTTTTGAATTTCGCGCGTGCGATACAGCGGGACCATCGCTGCCTTGTTGATGGCGTCGCGTCGCGCATCCTCCAGGTTGGTGGGCAGGACGGTGCCGCGCAGGTAATCCAGCTCGGCGTTGCGCTGCTGCTCCGACACCTTGCCTTGGCGCTCGATGGAATCGCGCAGCACCTTCGTGATCTCTTGCGTGTTGGCGGGCTCGGGTTTGCCGGTGAGATATGTCCACAGCGCAGCGGTGTCGCCCTTCGCGGTCTTCTGTGAAAACTCTTCGAGCATCTGCACGCCCGCCGCACTATTCGGCGCGACAAGCTTCGCGAGGCCGAGCCCCAGCTCGTTCATTTGCACGCGTGGGATGTCGTAGCCGCCGGTCTTCGGGTTGTAGAACTGGTTCATCATCACGATCAGGTCGTTGGCCTGCCGCACCTTCTGGTCTTCCTGGCCGATGCCACCGGAGCGGTTGCTGATCGATGCTCTCAACGCGGTGCGGTAGTCCTTCTCCAGCTCGTCCTGGCTCTTGTCCTTCACGGGGATCGGGTTGGCGACGTCGTAGTTGCGCTCTGCGACGTGCTGCGCGATGGCGGCCTTGCTCTTCGCGGCGGCCTTCTGCTGTTCGAGCGCCTGGAGGTCGCCGAACGTGAGCTTGCTGCGGTCGGCTCCCGCGCCGTATTTCGTGACCGCGTAGGCGTCCAGCTCCTGCTCGGCCGTCGTCACCTTCGGCGCGGCCGGTTTCGGCTTCGGGTTGTCCGCGAGCACCTGCTGGTCGATGCCCGAGAGCAGCTTGTCGCCTTCGTTCAGCTTGACCTTCGGCAGCAGCTCGTTGCCCCGGTCGATGTATTGCTGCTTGAGCGCGTCCCAGTCGTCGGTGCTGCTGAAATCCTTCTGGATTTGTGCGATACGCGTCGGCGACAAATCCCCCGTCGCCTTCGCGGTGCCGATGCGCGCGAGGAAGTCGCCAGGGTCGGCCGCCTTCGCCGCTGCATTGGCGATGAGCACTTCTTCGGCGTTGCTGTGCGCGGTCTTCGCCGCCCGCAGCTTGCCGAGGTCGCCCTGCGCGTCGCTGTAATGTTTGAGCCACTGCTCGCCGACGCCGGGATATTTCGCGCTGACGAAGTTGGCGACCTTCTCCGCGTCGATCTCGCCGGTGTTGGGGTCCTGGTATTGCTTGATGAGCCCCGCGAGGTATTGCTCGCCCTCGCGCTGCTGCTGCTGTTGCTGCTGCTGCGCCTGTGCGCCTTTCAACTGGACGTCGCGCACCGCGATCTCGCTGTTGGCGAGCGCGTCACGTCGCTTCTGCTCACCGAGCTGCGTCGGAATCTGGCTGATGTTTTCTATCGCCCGGCCCCACAGGGCTCCGCTCTGCGCCTGGGCCCGCGCGTTGATCTCCGCGAGCGCCTGGGCGTTTTGCCCCTGCAGCAAGCCGCCGCGTTGGATGATGTCGGCAATGGTGCCGACGAGCGGCGACGTCTCCGGTGTGTCGTAGCGGAACGGAGCCATTACATGTTCACGAGACCCGCGCTGGTGTTGATGCGGTCAAGCCACGCCTGATAGTTCGTCTGATACTTCTGCAGCGCGCCCTGGTAGGCGTTCTTGTAAGGGTCGAGATACTGCGTCGTGTAGTTCGTGTTGTATTTCCCGAGCGCGCGGTCGTAGACGTTTCCGTACTGCGTCTGCGCGAGACCTTGGTTCCACTTTGCGATGTCCTGCAGTGTGCCGCCGCTGTTCAGCACGCCGCGCGCGGCCGCGCTGCGCTCGACGCCCTGCTGGCCTTGCTCCTGCACAAACTTGAATCCCGGATCGTTGGCGGCCTCTTCCCACGTCGGCGCAGCAAACGCCGGAGGCGGCGTGTAGCCGGGCGGCGTGAAGTCGCCACCAGGGAATGGATTGATCAGCCCGCCGCCGCCGCCGCCACCACCCGTCGCGGGTGGCGGGGCCGCGCTCGGGCCGCCGCCGCCGCCGGTCAGCCAGTCGGCGGGCGGGGGTCCGCCCAGCGACGCGTAAGTGCCGTCAGGGCTCTTCGTGAAATAGCCGCCCTGGCCGTCGGTATAAATCGGCACGCCATCTGGGGCTTGCCCCACTTGCTGATAGCTGCCGCCCGTTTTCGCGACGGGCTCGGTGGTGCTGACGCCACCACTCGTCCCTCCAGCCGCTGGCGTGATGCGAATGTTGCCGCGCCCGTTGTCGTTGGGGTCGCCCGGCACGTAGGGATACCACTGGCCCGTGCGCGGGTCCTGAATCTCGGCCGTCGAGCCGGGGTTGGCGTTCAGATAGTCCTGGCCGCCGTAGTAGGAATAGACCACCGGCTGCTGCGTCTGCGTGCCAGTGTTCGAGTCGTAGAGTTGTGCTGCGGCCATGACTCAGCTCCACCAAAAATTTGTTGTGAGCGGCATTCCGAGCGTGCCGACCTTGGTGTTCTGCACCTGGGTGCGCGACACGGGCTCGGGCGGGACAGCTCCCGCCAGTTCTTTTGCGATGCGACCATTCGGGCCGAACCAATACGCGCTGTTCTCCGGCGTCAGGCCGCCGGTCTGCGCGATGCGCTGCGCGAAATACTGGATGTCAGTGGGGCCGCTGCCGGGCCCGGTCGGCGACGCGCCCAGGCTCGCGTAGTTCTTCGCGAGCGCCTGCATCACCGGGTCGCCGCCGACGTCGGCAGCAGGCACGCCCGGCGTGCCGGTGCCACCCGTGCCGGTGAATCCGCCGGTCTGCTGCGTGCCGTCTGATGTGAAGCGCGGATCGACGCCGGGCACGTAGTTGGGAATGTCGCGCTGCGACAAGCCGAGCGCAGCGCCGAGATTACTCACGCGCGCTTCGCGTGCGCGCCACTGGTTGTAGTTGCCGAGCCGCGACGCTTCGGTGTTCTGAAATTGGTTCTCGGCCTGCTGACGTGAAAACGCTTCAGCGCGCTTGTTCTGCGCGTCCGCGAGATCGGCGGCATACTTCACCGCTGCGGCCTGCGTCGCGGCGGCCTGCGCGTTGGCGTCGGTCGCCATCTTCGTGCCGAACAAATTGCCGAAGAGGCCGATGCCCGCGTTCACCGTGGAATTGCCACCCATCAGCGTGTCCAGCAGACTCATTGACTTGCTCCCGCCAGGAATGCCGTTGGCGAATGTGTTGCCGGGCGCGAAGCCCTCACTGCCCGGCACGCCTTGTGAAATCGCAGGAGCTGACGCGGCGGGAGCCGCCGCACCGACGACTGCCGGAAGCGCATCAGGAGCCACGAGGCCGCCCGATGTCACCGCACCAGGAATGCCCATCGTGGTGGGAATAGCGGCGGCGGCCGCCGAGCCGAGCGTGCCTGCGGTGCCGAGGCCTGCGGTCACGGGCAACCCGAGCGACGTCTCCGACGCGATGCCTTCGGTCGTGGGAATCGCGGCTGCGGCACCGCCGCCCGCACCGGCGAGCGCGGCGAGCGCGGGCGCAGCAAACATGCCGCCGACACCGATGGTGCCGAGCAACGTGGGCCAGTCGATGCCGCCCTCGTAGGTGCCCTTCTCGGAATCCCACGACGAGCGCTTCGTGAACGGGCCGCCGCCCTGATACATGTCGTGCCAGGGCGACGACGGATCGCTCGCCGGTGTGCTCAACTTCACGCGCAGCGCGAGCGACGTCGGATCGTTCCCGCTCGCGGGCGGGATCGCTCCGGCCCACGTCCACGGGGGCGCAAAGCCGCCGCCACGATCCGCCGACATCTTCACTTGCCCGTCCGGCTGCACGACGAACGCGCCCGTCGCGTTGAGGTCGTCCTTGTATTGGAGGGCGAGCTGGCGAGGGTCGAGGCTCATGGCGTCGCCAGCATCTGTTCGAGCGTGACGTCGAGGCTGTAGATCATCTTGGGAGCCCCGCCGGTGCTGCTGTAGCCGACGTTGTAGGTGATCGGCGTGGCTCTATCGATTCGCAGCAGATAGGTGTTGGTCTGCGCGATGTTGATGCTGTTGGCGGTGATGTTCGCGCCCGCGAGGCTGCGCGTCGTGGCCCGGTCGGTCCAACTGATGTTGACCTGGAGCTGACTACCGACGTTGTCGGCCTGCAGCTCCACGACGTAGTAGCTGATGCGATAGAGCCCGGCGCTGAGAATCTCGCTGGTGATCGGCGTGACGCCGACAGCCGCGCTGCCGCTGGGAATTTTGATCGCCGCCGAGAGCGCAAACGTCTGCGCGAGCTGCGTGTCGAGCCCGTTGAAGTAGTCGGACCACGGGATGGGCACGTAGCCGGTGAAGTTGCCCTTCTTGTCCACGTCGCTGATGGGCGTCGAGATCGGGGCCGGGTCGTGTGACAGGAACGCCATGTCATGCCGCCGCCTCGTTGCCGCCCTGGCCGCCGCCGCCCTGCGCGAAGCCCGAGCCGTCCAGGAAGCAGTCGATCACGTTCCACGTCACCGGGTCGGTGCAGGTGAAGCGCGCCTGGGCGGCCCAGCCGGAGCCGTTGCGACACCAGACCAGCCGCCGCCCGTATTGCCCGACGAGGCCTGCGCCGACGAAACGCTCGTTGCTCCACGTCTTGCCGCCGTCGTAGCTCATCGCGAGCGAGACCTTGGGGTCGGAGTAATACACGCCGGGCTCTGGACCGAGCCCTGGTTCGAGATACAGCTCCAGACGGTCCACAAACACGCGCTCACCTTCCCCGTGCAGCACCGGCGCAGCGCGCACGCGACGGATGACGCTGCCATCGCGCTCGGTGAAGTAGCGCTGGTCCATCTGCGAGATCACACCGCTCGTCGCGTCGCCGACGAGATGCTTGCCATACGCCTGCATGTGCCGCCGCGCCGTCCACTCGGACCATGTGCGGGTCGCCGGATTCCAGTAGGCGCGCTCGTGCCAGAGCTGCGTCAGGTCGTCGTAGACGCGCGTCTGATGCGCGGTTGGAAAACACAGCGACGTGTAGGTGTGTCCGGCCTCCTGGTAGGTCAACGCCTCGCAGTCATCAATGCGCGAGCTGTTTTTCATTTGCGCGATGGCGTATTCGGTCGCGCTGTCGCTGATGCGCTCGGGCCGATAGCCGCGTGCGCTGACGACGATGCCGTCTCCGTCGCGCGACTGCGAGAGCCAGCGCACCGTGTCGCCGATGGCGATGAGCGACCACGGCGCGACGATGCCGAAGGAGAAGACCGAGCTTTGAATCGGCGCGAACGGAATGCTGGCCCCGCCCTGGTCCCACCACACCTCGCCGGTGTGCTCGCCGATCAACCAGATGCGGCCCTGGTTGACGCACATGGCCTGCCAGTTGTCGGGCGCGATGCCGCGCTGGAAAAAATCGAGGGTGTTCCACAGCAGCCCGGTGTTGAGCCCGGAGAACCGGACCTTGCCGTTCGTCTTGTTGAACGCGAGAAAGTAGCCGTCGAGCATCCCGATCATGTCGGCTTCGCCCGTCAGCACTTTCGTGAACGTCTGCGTCGAGAGCACGTAGCAATAGGCGTCGCCGCCGGACGCCACGAGCAGGTGCCCGCCGACGGTCCCGTTGCTCGCGATCTGCGCGGGCACCGTCAGGTCGCCCGATGCCAGCGTGCCGCGAAAAATCGCCGCGCCCTGGCCGACAATCTCGTAGAACGACTGACCCATCACGACAAACGTCTGGTTGTTCTCCGAGAACATCGCGCGGCAGTTGGGCACGGGCGGCGTGCCGACGGTGATGTAAGGCGAGAAGCCCGGCGTCGGATAGAGCACAAGCCGCTCGCCCGACATTTCGGGATACCAGTTGACCGTGCGCTCGTTGTTCGCGAGCGGGCTGCGCGTCGCCTTGGTGCCGCCGATGAAGCCGGGGTAGCGCACCGCTAGGTCCCCGTGTAGATGTTGCCGCCGCCGCTGAACCCGAAATATTCGGGCACCGCGAGGTCGCGCAGCCGTCGCGACTTGCGCTTGATGTTCCGCATCGACTCTTCCGCACTGAGCTTCAGCGGGCCGAGCACCTCCGGGTCGCTGACGTGAAATTCGGGAGCCAGCTCCACGGCGAGACCGTCACGCAGGAATCGCCGCCACGACGGCGGCAGGTTGGCGTTGCCGTCGAGCACGGTCGCGAGCGTCATGCTGCTCACGGGCTGCGCGTAGTAGACGATGCCCGTCAGGCCCGACGCGTTGGGAATGGGCCAGGGGTAGAGGAACGATTTGTAGCCTTGCGTCACCACGCCAGGGCCGCCGCGCATGTAGAAGTAGCTCGGCTGACGCGCCTGCACGGTCTTGTTGGGAATCACCGCCCACGCGTCGTCCGTCAGCGGCGGCCCGAGCAGGATCTGATTACCGGTGGCGTCGAGATAGCCGATGTTGTGGACGTCCGTCGCGTTGACGAACGCCTGCATCGGCGGCACGGTCACCGGCACTTCGCCGGGGACCTCGTAGGAGGCCTTCCCGGCGACGAGCGGCCACGTCAGGCTCGTCTCCCACAGGTCGAGAAAATCCTGGTTGCGGAGATCGTCCAGCCAGTCCTGCAGCCGCAGCAGCGCGTCCTGCATGTCGTCGCCGCTCGGCGGGTCCGCGCCAGAGGTGACGCGGAGCCGCCGCAGCGCAGCGACGATCAGGTCGTTAACGGTCATCAGTCACCGGTATGGCCGTAGCGGCGGCGATGCTCCGGCTCGGGCTCTTTCGGCTCAGGGACCTTCGGCGTCGGCGGCTCAGGCACGACGGGCCCGGCCGTGACCGTCGGCGGCACGCGCTCGGTGTAGCCCTCGTCGCGCGCAGCGGCCTCGTCTTCGAGGCTCTTGACCACGCGCGCCTCGCCGGTCGTCGCGCTCCAGCGCCAGCCGGGATACGGGTCCGGGGTGTAGTCCTTCGGAATCGCGCTCGGCTCGTCGGGGCGCTCACCCTGCGGCGTCACTTCTGGCTCGGTTGTGTGCTTCATGGCGTCACCTCGACCGGCTCAACGACCGGCACTCCGACCTTGCGCGGCCGTCCGCGTCCACGTTTTTTGTTGTGTGACCGTTTCACCGGCGTGCGCGGCACCTCGACCAGATGACCGTCGCTCGCCGCGTCAGCGGCTTCGCGCTCGGCCTTGGCCGCCGGGCTCATCAGCCGGTCGTCCCAATTACTCTCCGCAGCGGCGGCCGCGATGGCGCGGTCGTGCGCTTCCTGCGCCTCGACGGCTTTTTGCGGCGTCTCGCACCACGTCGAGCCGAGCAGCCGCTCTTCGTCGGCGTTCTGCACCAGCCGCATACACGCGTCGCGGGCGGCTGTCGCGTCGGCGATGATCCGCTCGGTCTCGTCCTGTTCGCGGCCACGTCGGCCGCGCAACGTCAGCGCGTTGCGCCACTGCTCGTCCGCGCGCAGCCACTGCGCGTTGAACAACCATTTCGGATAGGGCTGATGCACGTAGGCGGGCGCGCGGTAGGAGCTATACATCCCGTTGACCCACGGCGCGTTCTTCTCCGCGTGGAGCACCGCGCCATCGGGCGTGTCGTCGCCGCCGTCGAGGTATTTGACGAGCCGCGCCATCTGCTGCGGCGTCAGGTTCTTGACCACGTCCTGCATGAAAGCCTCTGAGAAAAACGGCGCATCGTCTGACGGTGCGCCGTGTGGTGACTAACCGAGGCCGACGCCGTTGATGGTCGCGCCCGCGCCCGCGACGGCGGTGTTCATGCCGACGCTGACCCAGAAGCCGCCGCACGCCACCAGCTCGATGCCTTGCGCCTGCGCGGCCGCGAACGTGAGCACGTCAGCGGTGCCGCCGACGTTGCCGAGGCCTGCCGCATAGGTCACGGTGTGCGCGGCCTTGCCGTTGCCGACGATGAGCAGCCGCGACCCGTCCTGCGCGACCGATGGATTCGCGAGCGTCATCGCCAGCGCGACGGTGCCGTTGAGCACGGCGACCATGTCGCCGCCGATGCGCGGCAGCGCAATCGCGCCCGACGCGCTATAGCTCTGGACATCACGCGTAGGGGCCGCCGGGAGAATCGCGAAGCTGGGCGCGCCAGGAGATGGCGTGCTCCAGTCCGGGACGTTGCCTGCGGTCGCCGGGCCCGCGATCTTCGCTTGCGCGCCGACCGGGTGGGCTTGGTTGTAGCTGCCTTCTTGTCCGCGCATCACCGGCACGGGAATCGAAGCGAGCGCGGGCACGGCCGCCACCTTCAGAATTTCCTTGTCGATGCCGATGAGCGCGCCGACCGTGACACCGGTCAGGCTGGCGAGCAGCACGCTGGTGTCGTTGACACCCATCGCCTGCGCTGTGGTCGTAAGAGTGAATGCCATCTGCTGTCTCCTTAGCTCGCGAACCGGACGGCAAATTCCGGTCGGAAAGTTTTGAAGCCGTAGATGACGTCCAGGCGCGAGGGGTGCTGGTCCGTCATGATGTCGGAGGCCTGCCAGTAGCGCATCGAGATGCCCATCGCGGGCAGTCGCACGCGCTTGGCTTCGCCGACACGCGGCAGCACGAGATCCGCCGACGCACAGACGAACGCTTCGGGATGGAACCCGAGGCCCTGCGGCGTGACGGTGTTCGCCGGTCCAATCACCGTGATCGGCGCGAGCGAGGCAGGCGAGACGTCCACCGTCGCATATGGGCTGTTGGTCGAGACCGGGATGATCGGCGGATAGATGCCGATGGTGGCGTTGCCCGCACCGTCCGAGGCGACCGGCGCGGTCACCACAAACTGCATCAACTGCGTGGTGCTCTGATACGACTGGGGATTGATCGCGAACACGCCCGCGATGGTGAAGACGTCGCCCTTGTTCAGCCGGGGCGCGGCGGCAGCGGTCCAGCCGCTCGTGATGAGCGACGAGCCGGTCTGATTCGCGCCGAAGACCTGCGGCACGCCACCCAGCGGGCCGACGGTGTGCGGGAAGATGTTGACGTCCTCATACCACTCGTCCCACGAGAGCGCCGTGCCCGAGAACATCGCTTCCTTCCACAGCTCGCCGATGTCCTTCTGGGGGTTGAAGAGGTTGAGGTTCGCGTTGACGATGGTCGCGCGCATGATGCTGTTGATGAACGCGCGACGCGGGCGATCCGGCACCGCGAAGTTCGTCAACCGCGCGGCCGCCATGAGATACGTGAGGTTGGTGGCGGGCACGACGCCGGGTGTGCCCTCGATGGAGAACACGTCCTGGTAGACACGCGCCAGACCGTCCTTGTCCATCGTGTTGGCGAGCTGATAGCCCGCCGGATTCACGTAGCGGTCATACATGTCCTGCAGTTCGAGCGTCTCGGAGAAGCTCGACCAGCCGTAGCCGATGTTGGCTTGGTCGGTGATCGTCACCGGCACGACGACGTCGGTGATCGCCTGGGGCTGGAGCGCTTGCCCCTTCGTCGTGATGAACCGCTGCGGGAGTCGCAGGCCGACGGTGGCCCCGACCTTCGTGCCGGAGACGATGAAGTCGTCCGACAGCTTGCGTGTGATCGCGCCGACGAATTTGGTCGCGTTGCTGGCGACCCGCGCAACTTCTCGCGCGTTCCACGTCGGCGTGATGATGGAATTTGCCATCGTCAGCCTCGTCCGAAGCGACGCGCGATCTCTTTGCGGTTGTAATACGCGACGTGTTCTTCGTCACTCGCGTCATCACCGGGAGGCGCATCGCTCATTTGGGGCACGCTCTCCACCCGCTGGACTGGAGGACGCGCTTTGGAAACGGGAACGGCCGCTGGCGCGGGGCGGGATGGTGATGGAGCCGCAGCCAGGGAAGCTTCGAGTCTGCCCATAGCCCGAAAGACCGCAATCGGGTGCAGCGTGAGCAGGCGCTGAAATTCGGTCGGGTGATCTTTGAGATGCCGCATCAACGCCACGGGGTTGTCCGCGTCGCTGATGCAATCGGCGATGACGTTGGCGGCCGACAGCGGCTCGTTGGGCGCGAGCATCGTGTGGACGGCCGACGGGCGCAGGTTCGTGATCGATTCCGGCAGCTCTTTCAAGAAGGCTTCGAGCGCGCCCTTGTCGGGCAGCGCCTGCTGCATCCGCTGCGCGTAGGCCGACAGCCCCTGCTCGACCGTGCGGAGGTGGTGCTCGGCGGCCTGCTGCTGCTGTTCGACGGCGCGCTGCTTCTGAAATTCCTGGCGCGCTTCCCACCGGCCGACGTCACGCAAGTAGCGCGGGTCGTATTCGCCTGCGGGATACTTCGCCGCGTCCTTGGCGTCCGGCTCCGGGTCCGGCGGGGGCGCAGCGGCCTGCGGGACGCGCGCCTGCGGCACAGGCTGCGGCGGCATCGGCGCTGCCGGTGGCGACGGCTTCCGCGCTGCCTCCAGCTCGGCCTTCAGGCGCGCGTTTTCAGCGGTGACGGTGTCGCGCTCCCGCTTGGCGGCCGCTTCTTTCGCGGTCGCGTCTTCCATGCGGGCGACGGCACTGTGACGACGGCTCTGGCTCTTGCTGGTGAATTTCCCGGAGGGGTCGCGCGGCGGCGGCGGC